GCTCCCTCTATATCTTTATAAGAGTTATATTCATAATCTAGGCCATATGGAGGATCAATAAAAGACATTTCTATTTCTTCATTATTTAATAATTTTTTTACACTTTCTTCGTCAGTACAATCCCCACACATCAACCTATGACGGCCTAATTCATATATATCGCCTTGTTTTATTCCTCTATCTGATACATTTTCTGGGATTTCATCTTCATCGCTAAAATATTCTTTATCATCAACAATGATTTTATCTAATTCCTTTGGATCAAATCCTAATAAATTAAGATCATAATTATCATCTAGTAAATCTGATATCTCTAGATTCAATAAATCTAAATCCCAGGCGCTATCTTCATTTAATCTATTATCAGCAATTCTATAAGCTTTTGCTTTTGTTTCTGATAAATCTGCTATGAATACAGGAACTTTTTTTAATCCAAGTTTTTTAGACGCTAACAATCGAGTATGTCCCACAATTACAATCATTTTTTTATCTACGACTATTGGCTGCTGAAATCCATATTCATTTATAGAACTTGCAACTTTATCTATTGCTTGATCTTTTCTTGGATTATTATGATATGGGATTAATTTTTCTATTTCTATTTCTTGTATATTCATAAATATTCATTCCTCATTTCTAAATCATTAATTGCTTGATCTTTTGTGATTAATCCTTTTTTTATTCCCATATCAATAATATCTTTGTTTCGTAAGGCATAATCCTTAATAAACTGAGTAACTTTATTATTTTTAATTGCTTCTACAAACATTTTTACTCGTTCTTCATCTCTATTCACTACTCCAAAATTATAATTTTTTTCTGGAATTTTATCTAAATATTTTTTAGCCGATAGCCAAAAAGCCGGTTGTTTTGCATATTCTTTATCTTTTACTGAATCATAGTAAGAATTATATAATTTTGCTAGATCTTCAGCTTTATCTTGCCATTCTTGTTCTATTCGTAAAAAATTTTTTTCTGCTGTTCCTTTAGAAATTTTATTATTAATTTTATCCCAAAATAAATTAAACAAAGGATTATATTTACTAGTGGTTTTATTGGTAGGGGTAGTGGTAGAGGTAGGGGGGTTTGTGCTAGGTTTTTTTGGACGACCACCTAATTTTCCATTTTCTTTAGAAGCTTCAATTCTTTTTGTAATATATAAAAATTCTTGTAGTTGTCTTTCATTTTGATAATGATCATTTATCAACACGAAAAACTCATTTACTATTTTTTCACATGAAAACTTTTCTGAATCAGTAATACAATTAGCAATTCGTAATATAGTATTCATATCTTTGGGAAGTCCAGGACATCTTTTATTCCAATTCCAACAAAGCAAACGGATATAAATTCCTATTTCTTGATTTGTTAGATGTTGAGTTCCTGCGATAAAATCTTCAGTAAATAAATACCAAGCTTTTAATTTTTCTTTAGGTTTCGAGTTCTCGTCTATAAACATTGTGACCTCCATATTTAATCTGTCTATAAAATTTTAAAGTATACTCATCTATTTTATCATCTATCTCGTCCGTAGAATAATTTTTAAAAATAAATTCGTCTTTGACTTTTGTAATAGCTTTGCTCTGTGCTTTCAACCATAAACCTATAAATATGTCTTGGTTTTTTTCATCTTCCGGTAATAAAATTTTAGTGTTTTTTACTTGGACGACGCGGGACATTTTTATCTATGATATCTGTCAAATCTATTAAACATCGTTCTATATTCCCTTTTACTACAAAAAATGGCGTATTTAAAGCAACAGATTGAATTTTCCATAATTTTTGAGAATTCGATAATTGTCCCTTTTCGTTTTTCAATTCGACATATAGTAATTTTCCAGGAGGATATTCAATAACAAAATCTGGAACGCCTGCTTTAAAACCCATTTTCTTTAGTTTCATTTGATATTGTACAGATCTTTTGCCCTCATTAGCTACATGATAATGTCTAAAAATATAAATATCTGAAAGTTCCTCAAGTAATAAATTACAAGCTATTTGAATTGATATTTCTTTGGTCATAGGGGGCAAACTACAAATCCACCCCCTATGTGTAGTATAATTATGGAGGTCATACTACAATTATTATTTCATAGGAAAAATAATAATTAAATATAGTTAAAAAAACCTTGTAAAACAAGGGAATTTTTATGAAAATAATGCTTCGCATAACCTAGACAAACTGATAGGATATTTTTAATTTAATAATATGGAGGTCAAAATGACTAATAATAATAATAGACTAAAAACTTATAAAGAAATCTTTTCAATGACTGCTAAAGATTTCCAAGACTTACTAAAAGAAAACACTGATACAAATTATCATACTGAAAATGTTTTATATTTAGCATTTAGAAGTGGTAATAAAAAATTTATTGATGAAGCAAAAATAATTCTTGCTGATCATTTGACTCAAGGTTCTTTATCTCATGAAAATGCGAAAAGAAGAACTGAATTACTTTCTAGAATAAAATCTACATTTTTAGTAACTTATCAAAAAACTTATTGGGAGTGTCTATAATGATTCCCAAACTTTTTAAATCTACTAAAAGAGTTGACCTTATCGAAAATGGTAAGGTCACTCATTATTTTAAAATTGAATTCATAGACGGCAGTAGTGCCGTTTTTGATAATAACTTTAATTTAGTTATGAAAAGTAAAATTGTAAATTTATTACCTAAATATTTATTAGATAGAGCTAATGCTTTAGGTAAAAAACTAGATCAAACTAATAATAATAATGGAGTTGATAATGAATAGTTATTTTTGTTATGAATGGCAAAGAATATCTAAAGATCAAGATAGAGATTTTGACGGATCAAAAAATTTAAAAGATTTGATTATAAATAATAATTTAACAGATACATTAAAATTTTTTGAGTTAATGCTTACTTGCACTAAAGTAATTAATGACGAATTGGTTGATGAGCATTATGCAGAAATTGAAGATAATGATTTACCAAATTTATTTTTCGGTAGTGGAAAACCTGTACCAAAAAAATATTTAAAAGAATTTAAAAAAATTAAAAATGAAAAAAAGTAAATTATTTCCTTACGGATATATGAGTCAACAAATTAAGGGTTATTGTCCTAGAACAAGAAAACCTATTTTTGAATTTACTCATACATTACCGAGAAAAAAAACTTACTACAAAATGTGTTGTAAGATTTCAATAATTTTGCTTTTACTATGTATTTCGATGTTAGTATTTGGTTGTAGTAGCAAACCAATCGTAGATAGTAGGGGCAAATCATCTGCAAATATCAATGGTGATATGAACAGATACCACGATGATTATTATACTTGTGAATCTATTGTAAAAGATAACACTAATAAAGTTATGGATACAGGAAAAACAATATATAATGGCCTTCGTTGGCGTGTATTATGGCTTTCACCTAAACTAACAACTAGACAAGATTTAATTAATAATTGTCTAGAAGGTAGAGGTTATAATGTACTTAACAAATAATAATAATAAAGGAGGAACTATGACAAATGTTATAGATAAAATCTTCGATAATAGCGAAGATGGTAAACCAAACTATGCTATAGATCTTATAGACGGAACTCGTTTATATACTCGTGGCACAGTTTTAAATCCAATGCCTAAACCCGGTGATGCTATTAATTTTACAATAATTAATACAAAAACATCATCAAATGGGAATCAGTATACAAATGTTAAGGATATACAAGTAGCTGATAATCATACAAATCAAGACGATGGATTTAATCAATCTGCACCAATCAAATCAAATGGGTTCAATAAAAGCGATACTCAACGATTAGATATGTTTGTTACAGGTGTCGTTGGTCGTTCTATGGGAAGTGGACATTTTTCCGTAGATAATATCAACGAACTTACAAAAAATGCAGTAAAAGCTTTTAATGAAAACCTTAAAGGATTATAAAAAGCTTTTTAGGGACTTTTGGGGGTATTCAGAAACGGATACCCCTATTTGTTGGCACTGTGATAAACAACAAGCCGTAGACATACATCATATTATCGCTAAAAAAATGGGTGGAGTAAAAAATAACAGACTTAATAGAATTGATAATCTTTTTCCATTATGCAGGGATTGTCATAATCAAGCACATTCCAGGATAATTAAAATTGAAGATCTGCAAAATATTTTAGAAGAAAAAATAAGGATTAAAGAAAACAATGACCGATATTTATTCTCTTAATTTTGATCCAAATGTACTTTCACATAAGGAAGAAGAACTAGGATTAGAATTTGCTGATAATGATACAGCTATAGATTTGATGAAAAAAGAAGAAAAAATGATAGTGGCAGAATTAACGCTTTATTATACAAAATTTGGCGGATATAAGAATATTACTGAATTAAATGGAAAAATTTATTCAGATAAAAAGTTTAAGGATTTTTTTGATAGATACGAAAAAACCTTAAAGGCAAGGAATCAATCTAAAATTAGATTTGAAACCTTCAAAGCTTTTCGTAACGACTTACGAACAAAAGTTGTTAACGAAAGGGAATTGGCTAAAAACTTATAGAAAGGAGTTTATATGAGCCAGAATAAACAAATCCTTAATTACCTTTTACAAGGTAAAAAATTAACCCCTCTAACAGCATTAAGTAAATTTGGTTGTTTAAGATTGAGTGCAAGGATTCTTGATTTAAGAAAAGAGGGCCACAACATAACTACTGAAAATGTTACTCGTAAAGGAAAAACATTTGCAGAATATTCATTGGAGGTCAAATGAGCTATTACGAAAATAGACGATTGTATGCTATAAAAGAATTTTTTAGGCTACTAACTACTGATGATTATTTTAGGGAAAGAATAGCTGATGATGTTGCAGAAATATCAGATGAAGTTACTTCTAATTGCCTTCATGTCGTTACAGGATTTTCAGTACAACAAATTCCAAATGGTGATCGTGAAGGTCTTATAGTCTATGATGCACCTACTGGAAAACATATTGAAATATCTTTCAAGTATATTGAAAATGGAGGTGAACATGAAAGGTAAAACTCACGGTCATTATTTTGCTAATATGGAATTTATTGGTAGAGATATTAGAGTAGATGTTCGATATGTGAAATTTGACAATTCTGTTGACGGTAAAACAGGTTCAGGTTGGGTTGCTTCAGTAGATGATAAACCTTTATCTAACATGTTTGATTTCAGTAGTACTGCTAGTTATAGCAAAAAAGATTGTATTATTTTGCTCAAAAAACTGTTAGCAAGGGCTTATACTCGTAAAATGAGACATCAATTTAAGATTCATTTAGGCGAAATTGACGATGATACTTTGTTCGATGCAACCTATTCAGAAACTGAAGTTGGTATTTTAAAGGAGGTCAAATGAGTAAAACAGGAGCTTGGTATTTACAAATGTGTGAAGATGCTTCCGATTTAACTAAAGATGAATTCATCAAAAAACACGGTGAACATAATTTAGATTTATGGAATGAAGTTCACGAAGAACTTGGCGATCTTGAAGAAATGCAATCAAAATTAAAAGATATGCAATCAAGATTCAACAAAGTTGTTTCTAGAATGAATAAATCATTAGCAGGAAAGATTCTTAAAAATGATTGAGCATTTTAAAAAATTTGATAGGGGCGATAAAAGTTTATTGCCCTTGTCTTTTAGTCATTTAAACGAATTCGCTTTTTATAGGGAAAGGTGGGCACTACGAAGAATTTTTGGATATGAATTTCCTACTAGTGCTGCAGCTGAAAGAGGAAGTGCTGTTGAATCTGGACTAAATATGATTCTTAATGGAATGTCTGTGTCTAAAGCTTCATCAAAAATGGAAGCAGAATACGATGCAAATTGCATGAGAATAAATGATCCGAAAGTAGAAGATGAAAGAACCAATCTGATTCCTCTATTAGAATTAGGAGCAAAGAAATTCCAGGAGCATGCTTTTCAATGGAATCTTATTGATTATCAAAAACAAGTTGAAGTATTTATAAAAGGAATACCGTTTAAAGGTTTTACTGATTTTCATTTTGAAGATAAGAATACAAAGGAGGATTTTTATATTGATCTTAAAACTTCAAAAACTTCACCTAATCAAATATCTATGTCCCATGCTATGCAACAAGCTATCTATCAAAGAGCAACAAATGCTAGACAAATGCTTTGGTATTTGAAAACTCCTACAAAAACTAAAGGCCCAGAATTCGCAAAACTTGAATTATCTGATTATTCAGTCCCTATGAAAGTTTGTGAACATATAGTTCTTGTTATGGGAAAATATCTTGAAACTGTCAATTCAGCGGAAGATGTGAAAAATTCATTGATTCCGAACCCAGATAATTGGATTTGGAAAGAAGATACCGTTTTAAAGGCAAGAAAAGAGGTTTGGGGGTATTAACTACCCCTAGGCCTTAAAAGCTTCTGTACGGCCTTTAAATTGCGATTTTGAGGGGCTTTTAATGATCTTCTATCTCGTTTTCTTCTTTTTATTGGTCTTTTACCTATTAGCTCAGTAATTAAGGCAGATGTAGTGATTCCAGCCATTTTTCTAAGTCCCCACTTTTCGCATAGCGATTCTGTGCGATTGTGCGAAAGTAGCGCCATTTTTTAAAGATCTAGCCATACTACGCATATGTTTGAGAGAATGATGTCTTGCGTGACGATTCATTGTCTTTTTTTGCCTAGGAGTTAAATCCTTAATAATATTTTTAATAGACGCTACTTTGACCATTATCTTTTCTTTTTCTTCTTCTTTTTTGGTTTGCTCATTTTTGACATTTTTGATTTCTTCATGCCTTTAGAATGAGAACCTTTGCCATAATGATAAGGCATATTACTTCCCCTTTTTCTGTTTTTTTAAGATTGCCATTTGTAAAGCTTTAGGCAATTTCTTCTGTTTATTAGTTAGACCAACTGCTTTCTTTTTCTTTTTAGCCATAGTCTAATGCAACACATAATTATGAACAATCACAACTAATGCAACTGCTATTACAATTTGCACCCATGATTTTAATTCAGTAAATGCGTGCCACCACTTTGTTACTTTCTGTTCTATTTTTTTAATAGCCATACAGTACTCCTTTCAATTATTTAGATATGCCCTTCGTTTTTTCGAAAGTGCGGAGTGCTCCCATTCCGAGCAAACTCATGACAAGTGGCATGAGAGTTCCCATATCTAATTCAGGTATATTTACCACTTCGTACTGAAACAAACCACAAATAAATAAAATAAATTTACTTAAAACGAATTCCCAAAAAATCGCTAATGCACATGACATTCCAATTAAGGGCCTCCAGGAGCGCTGCAACATTCCAGAAATACCACCAGCTGTAGATTTTGCGTCAGCTAAATTTATATCCATTTGTTTTAATTTAACTTCGTTTTCTAATTCAAGTAGTTTTGCTTTTGCTTGTGCTTTTTCTTCTTCACTTACATGAAGATCGTCAACTATTTTCCCAACACTATCAACTAATCCTCCAGATAATAATTTTCCTAATACCATTATTTACCCCCTAGTAATATCCATGCTCTTTTGAGGTAGGATAATCTGTTTTTTTCAATTTCTTTTTTTTCTTCCATAGTTGTTATGCGTTTGACTTTGCGCTTTTTTGCATTTTTTCTATTATGCGATTTGCCCTGTTTGTTGTTTGATTGTACCATAAACTATCCCTCATTTCTTCGATTGCACCTTCAATATTATTTTCAGATAAACATTTTTTAAATTTAACAAATTTATTCAATCGTGGCAAACCCAGTTGAAAAACCATATGTAAAACACACTCTTTTGCATTATCATCAATATTCATGCCCTCTGTAAAAGTTTCCATATCTTTTTGTGAAACATTAAAATCTTTGAGAAATAATTCTAAACCTCTTTGATATGTTATTGGTTGCATCAACTCTTGTTTTTCATTGTCCCTAATCAAATGACCTGCACCAATAGTCCAATAGCCTAAATGATCTTGATAAGGTTTTAAAATGATTCCGCCTTCTTCTTTAATAATTTCTTGTTGTAATGTATGTAAATCCATTATCCGACCATTCTCAATATCCAGGATATGAACTGAGTAGCAACCATAAATGCAATAGTCCATAAAACATAATTTAATTTTCTAACTTCTTTTTGTAGATGATGAATATGATTTGTTTCTAACAATTCAATTTTGTTATAAATATTGACTATATGTTCTTTTGTAGTTTTTGGAGTTATCTTAGTCATATCTTACAAATACCATATCCTATTCTAATTTCAATTTTAAAATAGTTTTACTCATAATTTCTCATAATTACTAATAGATTTAATTTTTGCTGATAATTAATAATATTTTATGTACTATTAGTTATATTTCTATTTCGTTAAGAAGTATGGACTAATCCTTTAATTGTTTGTTGGAGGGGGTTTAAAAAGCCCCCTTTTTTATTTAAGTTGACTTAAAGGGTTCTCTAATGCGTTTCTAATCTTCTTTTCTATCTTTTCTTCTAGTTCAGTCATATCGTCTTTTATATCATTTATTGCTTCTTTTAGATCTTTAGAGTTCTCTCTTGAATCCTCTTTGACTCTAGTTTCCACATCTTCAACTATTGTTTCAATTCTACGAACATCTGCTTTTAGATCGTTTTTAAGTTCTTTAGCAACATCAGCAACTAATGCAACTTCCTCAAGTATTATTGATATTTCAGATTGTAACATATTGAATTCAGTATCAAGGACTTCTAATTTTTTATCAAATCCAGACATATCCGGTGAAACAAAATTATTTATTTTAGCTTCCATATCTAGATATCGTTGATATGCTTCGAATCCTCCCCACAAAACACCCACAAAAGAACTTAATATTGTAATTATGAGGAATAATCTACCTCCCCTAAATTTTACTCCGCCTACATCTATTTCTGTTGCCATTGACTATCTATCATCTCATTCATTAAAAAATCACTTCCACTAAATAGAAGATATCCTGCAATATTATTATCAGAAATAAAACTATCTGGCAAAGTAGTATCTGTAAAAAATCCTAATCTATCGTTCAATTCTTGCTGATCCTCAAAAAATGATTTAGTATTCCCTAATACTTGCATAACTACGAGGGTTTTTAATTGACTAGTAGAATCATATCTTTTTTTGTCATCTATTTTTTTCAATATTTTTTTAGCTGCTTTTTCTTTAGATGACTCTTTTTTATCAACTGTCTTTACTTCTTCGTCCTTTTTTTCTTCTTCTTGGATTTCTTGTTCATTGGTTTCTTCTTTTGACTCTGCTATTTCTGTTTCTTTTTCTGATGCTTCCTCTTTTACTTCTTCAACAGATTCTTCGTTGGTTTCTTCAGATTCCGTTTCGTTTGGCGCTTCTGTTGTTGTTTCTGGTTCTTCTTGGACTTCTGGTTGAGCTTCAACAGTATCTTCAACTTCCATTTCTAAATCCATTTCTAATTCCATTTCAGTTTCTACATCAACCATAGATACTTCAACAGTCTCAGTTTCTGCTAGTTCCACATTAACAACTTGGATTTCTTCTATCTCTATTTCTGCAATTTCTATTTCAACGGATTCATAACTAACTTCTTCAATCTCTATGGGTTCGAAGTCTAATCCTACATCTGTTTCAACAGGAATATTAGAATCAAAAATATCTTCAACTATATCTATGACTTCTTCCGGTGCATCAATATTATAAGCTACAAACATTTCAACACTCGTTATCGTTTGCTCTACAATGGTATTGATAACATTATACAAAACATTGACGGTGACATCATCAAACATGGGGCCTATGGCAAGATTTATATCTCTACCTCCCACTTCAATAATTACTGTTGTTATTGATCCAGAAAAATCAAATCCACCTTCATAAGATTGAAAACCACTGTTAGTTCCGCTAGCAGATAAAATATCAGTCCCAGAAAAAACATCAGTCGCTCCATTTTTTCCTGTGATGTGCATATAGATTGAATCCTGGGCATCTTGTTTTTCTACTTTGATTGTATAATTAGTTCGTCCACCTTTAGAAATATTTAGATCAGATATATTTACAGTTTGAATAAATGTCGTTCCCATATTTTCGACACCCATTGTTGAAGTTGAATTTCCTCCGCCTGTTATCATAGCGCATTTATCAGTCCCTAATTGACCGCAAGAGCTTCCGCTAGGCATTGACGCAGGGCCTTGTCCTCCCCAATCAATATCCATATCGCCTTCATATTTAGTTGTCACATAATCATTAGTTCCGTCTAATAAATCGCCAGAATCTTGATTTGAAACAGTTGTAGTTGTTGTAGTTGTAGTTGTTTCAGTAGTTGTAAGTATTCCGTCTGCTTGGAACTCAATTGTTTCAATGCTAGTTTCTTCAATGATTTGTTCAATCGTAGGAGTACATAATCCAACTGTATCAGTTGTACAATCTACAGCTCTACTAGAAAAGGATAGGCACACCAATATACATAGCCATGCCGACAATAACGAATTTTTCAAAATCATTTAAATCTCTTATAGTTTGTTCTTTTACTTCAATTCTTGTTTCTGTAATATTTTGAAATATTACGCTACCTTCTGGAATATCTTCTAAATTTTCTTCCCAACCTTTTTTTGCATCTTCCCCAATACTTGCATTATACGGACAATAAGTTCCTGCGTTCCACATCGCGTCAAATACTCGACTATCAGCACATAAAGTTGATATAGCTGCTACTTTCATTCCCATAGCATACAAAGACCTGGATAATTTTAATCGTTCACAATTTTCATCTCGAACCGTCATTCCAGACGAAATTCCAAGAATCTGGGTTTGTACGGCACCTGCAACAGCCGTTTTACAAACATCTGAATTATTTACTACTACACTTGGACTATTTGCAGTTGGAGGTGTCGAATTTGTAACTACTGTTGAAGAAACTGTGTTCGTCTCAGCCATAGCTGAGTTCATCATACTATTTAGAAAAAATATTATTATAGTGGCTAATATTGTGCCTATAATGAAAGGTTTCCACATATAACATTTCTAGAGTGCATCTATTTCAGATTGTGTTGGTGCGTCTAATCCATCAACATTCCAACTTACCAAATAATCATTATTAACTTTTACTTTTCCTGTTGGTGGTGTTTTTAAATCATTTTGCAAAACATAATTATTAAATTCATCATCATAATTTTTTGAATTATTTTCTAAATACAATTTTATTTTTGCATCTAATGTACTCATTATACTAACCTATATCCTTGAAAAATTGACTCTGTTGAGTCAAAAGTTATTGTTCCACTACCAGCTTTAAATCTTGCATATAATTCTACATAATCATTTTGTGCTAAATCAAGAATTGTAGTATTCATAACAGAAACTTCAGCAAGGTAATTATCACTACTACCTAAACCAATTACTACTACCTCTTTACTTCCTGCACTTCCATTTTTGTAAAATCTTGTATAATAATTTGGCCCATTTTGAGCATTAGGAAAAATATACATTTTTCCCATAAACATATATTTACCAGCTTGAGGTGCTACGAAACGATTATTACTTGTATCAAATACTCCATCTGCATCAAATACATCTGTATTAAAAGAAACTTTTGTCCAAGTATTATTTGTAACACTGGCTTGATTTGAACTCATAGAAGCCCTAAAAGCATTTGTACCAGCAATTCCACCAGCACCAGAAACTGTGCCTGTAAATGCAAAATCATCAGCTAAATTTATTCCTCTTGATCTAACTTTAATTAAAGTCAAGGTTTACTCCATATTGTATGTTTGTAAGTTTGATTTGGGAAGTCGCCTTGCATTTCCAAAAGCTCATCATATTGCTCTTCAGTAGTATATGTTTGAGGTAGGTCTCTTAATTGTTGTCGCCAAGTTTTTATATTGTCTGGCATTGTTACATCAGAATTAGAATACCAATCTGTTTCTTTCAGTTTATCTAATCTTAATTCTTTTATTTGTTTTAATTTTCTTTCTTTTGAGCTATCAGCCCACGCTTTTTCTTCGGCGTCTCTTGCTGTTTCTTCTTCAGCAGTGAATTGAACTCTTTCTCCATTTATTAAATGATATCTAGGCATTAACTTCTTTTGACTCCATAAAGTTGATAACTGCTATAATAAATATTTCCACTTGAATAATAAAATTTTCCACCATCATAATTGTCGCCACTTCCTTGATTTGCATAATGAGCATAATATAAAGATGATCTCATTTCACTGCCTGAAGTGAATGAAAATATTTTGCCATGAATAGATGCTATGTTTCCATCATCTCTACCTGTTGGGTCATAAAATGTTAAATCTAATAAATCAGCTATGTTTGCATTGTTATTAGCACTATCAAGCAAGTCTAAATGTCCCTGATTATATCTTGCAACAAAATGAGAATGAGATTCACTTCCTGATGAATTCAATTTAGCACCCTCTCCAGCACCTCTATAATAGCTACCAGTAATATCACTACCACCTGATCTAAACACAAATCTTAAATCTACATTTTGACTTGTAGAATTTAAGTATGCGTAAAATTTGTAAAAATCATAAGTAGTTGAAAAAACATTATCAAAAGTAATATTCGAAACTTGAGAAGAACTAGGAGTACCACTTGCTAAAAGTGTCATAGCACCACTAGGAGCATCAACAAAACTTAAATTACCAGAGCCATCTGTTTGCAACATCTTATCAGCTGCTGGATCAGTTCCTGGAAATGTAAGAGTATAGCTACTTGATGTGCTATGTGCAGGGCTTTTCAATTTTATACCATGTGAATTTTGTGAACAGTTAAGTTGTAAAGTTCCGTCAGTAGTTCCGTCACCTTTGATCTGTAAACCAGCTGCAGATGATGTTGATACAAAATTTGTTTTTGCGTTAGTGACAGTAGCATCGCTTGGAGTACCAATATCTAAAACATTTCCTAATGCTAAAACAAAATCTATTGAGTCAGATGAAGTAAGAGCAGAGCTAAATGTCAAAGTTGAGCCACTTACAGTATATGAACTATTAGCTTTTTGGATAGAACCATTAAGTGACACAAGTAAATGATTTGCACTTTCTGGTACAAAAGCTGTTGAATCCAATGTTAAACTATAACTTGCTGTTGCACTTGCTGTAAGTGAGTCAAGCATATTATATGCGCCTGTTTGTGGTTCTTTACCTATAAATGCCATTATTTACCAAACCTATCTTTTACAGATTTTATGGATGTATAAAATTTTCCTG